AAATACAATACAATTCAATGATTGAGGTTGCGCCCGAATTGGTGTGCCACATTAAAGACTTTAATCCGGATTACGACAGCAGCGGTTCAAACCTGTATGGCCAATCCCCTTTGCGGGCCGGCCTTCGTGTTTTATCGGCCAACAACGAAGCCGTGACCACCGGATTAAAATATTTACAGAATCAAACATCACGTGGTATGTTGATTTCAAAGGATGGAAATTTGACTGAGGTTCAGGCGCAGGCATTAAAAGACAAATTCAGAAATAATTATCAGGGTGCAACAAATGCGGGAGATGTGATTATCACACCAAAAGATTTGAGTTGGGTTAATTTTGGTTTATCAGCATCAGATTTGTCATTGATTGAACAATACAATGGAACGGTGAAGGATTTGTGTAATATCTACAATATCCCGGTTCAGTTGCTAAACAATACAGATGCCTCCACATACAACAATATGAAGGAGGCCAAAAAAGCATTGTATCAAAATGCGGTGATTCCTGAATTGATTAAAATTCGTGATGAATTGAATCGTTGGTTAGCACCGAAATTTGGCAAAGAATATTTCATTGATTTCGATTTCACGGTGATCAGCGAAATGCAGGAGGAAGTTGATAAACTTGTTTCGCAGTTGGCAAATGCGTGGTGGGTTACACCAAACGAGAAACGTGATGCAATGAATTACGCAGTTGACACAGAAAATGCGTTCATGGATGATTATTTCATCCCGGCTAATTTAATGGCACAGAATCCAACAATACCGGCATTGGAAAACCCTAAGCCATTAAACGTTTAGTTTATGCCGTTGCCAAATCCTAATCAGGGCGAAAGCCAAAATGATTTCATGGCACGTTGTGTGATTGATCCGAATATCATTAGTGAATTTGGATCAATTGAACAGCGTGTTGCCGTGTGTAGTTCATTATATGAGCCACCAAAGCAGGAAACAAAGGCGCAGGAGAATTGGGCAGATGAATTTGAAAGTGAGTTGACCAAAGCGGAACGCACATCAATTCGTGATTTTATTGAGTTTTACAAGGCTGAATACAATGATGCCATTGACCTATTTTTGAAGGTTAAGCAGATGACACCGGCCACAGCACAGGGATTTTTTCAGGATGCCAAATACATTGATATGTATTCAGGGATGTATTCCAAAATCGGTTTGAGGTTTGCCAATTGGTATTCGAAAAACGTGCAGAAATATATGCCAAAAGCCGATCCGGGCAATATGCAATCCATTTGGGCGAATGCGTTTGCGTTTATGGGGCAACAGGTCGCAGGACAACGGGTGACAATGGTATCATCCACAGCACAGGCAACATTGACAAATACAATCAGGCAGTTCATGGCCGATCCAATTTTTATGTCAGCCGGAGAGGCGGTACAATCAAAGATGTTGCGCAAAAAATTCGATGGTTTAGCGGATTATCAGGCACGCAGGATTGTCAGAACGGAATCCACAAACGCAGCAAATTATGCAACGGAACAAGCGGCATTGAATTTGTTTGCCGGGCAGGACATGACAAAGACATGGAAATCAGGATTTGATGCAAGGGTAAGAGATGCACACCGTGTGGCCAACAATCAGGTTGTTCCATTTAATGGCAAATTTTCGGTTGGTGGCGAATCACTACAAAGACCGGGCGATCCTAATGGATCAGCATCAAACGTGATCAATTGCCGTTGTTCAATGATTGTATTGCCAAATGCAAATGCAAATACAATTGGGAAGCCAATTACAGACATCGGGTTTGGAATAGCACAGGCAACCGTGATTGATGCAATCAACAGCGCAGAAATCATTTCGGGGGCAACAGGGGCGATTGTGGCGGTTGAAAATATTGATGGTTAAAATTAATTTTTACATTGGTTTTTCTAATTAGCTATTTGGCTAATTTTGGGCAAAAGATAGATTATGATTTACAAACAGACATCCATTGGAATTGATGACATTGATGAGGCAAACGGCATTGTGTCGGGTTATGGTTCGATTTTTGGCAACATTGATTCGGACAATGACATTATTTTACCGGGTGCATATACAAAAACACTATCTGAAAACGGTTCACGTGTTAGATATTGTAATCAACACCGGATTGATCAACCCTTAGGTAAATTTACCGAATTGCGTGAGGATGGCACAGGATTGTATTTTGTTGCGGAAGTTCCAAAAACAAGAATGGGTGAGGATATTTTATTGTTAATGAAAAACGGTGTGATCACCGAAAATTCAGTTGGTATTATGCCAATCGTAAAGAATTACAGACAGGATGGAGTGCGTGAATTAAAAGAGGTGAAGTTGTACGAAATTTCGTGCGTTACATTAGCCGCAAACCCGATGGCATTGATAACAGATGCAAAGGGAGAAATCAATCAGGATTTATTGGCAAAACGTTTTGATGTTTTAGCCAAAATGATCAAAAAAGAAAACGTGTCCGATGAATTGGGGTACGCAATTGAGGGTGAGTTGATGAAATTAAAATCATTGTTTATCGATGTTACCACACGGCCGGCTATTGATGCCACCGTGCCGGAAGTTAAACAGATGGAGATTTCCGAAATATTTTCATATTTAAACAATCAAATTAAGTCAAAATAAGATGACAGAAGAAATCAAAAAGCAATTAGATGAATTAAATTCAGCTATTGACAGCCGTATTGCGAAAGCAGAAGGGCAAGCAGTTGCATCAGCAACAGGCAAAGCGGATGAATTATTAAAGTCCGAAATCAAGAATTTAGAAACTAAATTCACAGAAATTCATGGCCGTTTAGATGCAGCAGAAGTTGCAGCAAAGAAAACAGCAACGGGAGCAAATTCTCAATCATTCAAACAATCTTTGATTGAAGGTATCACAAAAGGTGGTTTAGAGGGATTAATCAACGGATCTAGCCGTGCGGCTAAATTCGAGATCAAGGCAGGTGATATGACTGTTGCGGCTAACTTCACGGGTGAGGTTATCCCTGCACAATACGTACCGGGCATCAAGTATGATCCAACACGTCCTGTACACGTTCGTCAATTATTGGCACAAGGTTCAACAACATCTGAGGTTGTACGTTATGTACGTGAATCAGCATATGACAACGGAGCAGCGCCAACGGCACAAGGTTCAACATTGCCTGAATCAGATTTCGATTTGACAGCATACAGCGCAAACGTTGAGAAAGTAGGTACATATTTCCGTATTTCTGAGGAAATGTTAGCAGATACCCCACAATTGACATCATATTTGGCAGCACGTGCGCCTGAGAAATTGTTAACTGTTGAGGATGCGCAATTACTTTATGGTAATGGAACATCACCAAACATTTCAGGTATTTCAACATCAGGATCAACAGCGTTCGCAGCAGGTGCATTTGCTGATGCAATCACAGCGGCAAACCAATTCGATGTTTTAACGGTAGCAATCAACCAATTAGCATTGGTTAATTACCGTCCTGATTACATCATGTTAAACCCAACAGATTTTGCTAAAATCTTATTGTTGAAGTCAACAACAAATGAGTATTTGAAAGATCAGGTTTATGCAGGTTTACAGCCTCAATTCTTAGGGATTCCGGTAGTTCAAAACACAGCAGTGACAGCAGGTTCATACATGGTTGGTAATTTCGCAATGGCTACTCAATTATGGGTACGTGAAAACTTATCATTAGAGTTTTTCCGTGAAGATGGAACAAACGTTCGTGATGGTTTCGTAACTGTTCGTTTACAGGAGCGTATTGCATTAACTAACTACGCACCATTAGCAATCGTTAAGGGTGTATTTGCAACGGACATCGCTGCAATCGGGGTTTAGTTTTAATACAATTCCAAATTAAGAGAGGCCACCTAAATATTGGGTGGCTTTTCTTTTTATATTTGTTCAAAAAATAGCACAATTATGGGCAAAGTTTTAATGAAAAAAACCGTTTTTGATAATAAAAGCGGATACCATAGGGCCGGTGAATTTGTAATTTTATCGGCAGATGTTGAAAGACATTATTTAGCAAATAATTTTGCAACAAAGGTTGATGATCAGCCGGAAGTTGTTGCACCTGTTGTGGAGTCCATAGAGGTTGAAACAAAGGAGGAAAAAATAGTTTACAAGACAAAGGGCAACAAAGCAAAAAAGGATGCGGCAGATCAAGATTAACAATGTAATTGGAACACCAATTATTTCACGCACGGAGGCAAAGAATTACATCCGTATCGATACAACCGCAGATGATGAGTTGATTGATATGATGATTGAGGCAGCACATACAGCGGCCGAAAATTATATGAGCCGGGATATTATTGCAAAGGAGCGAACATATTATTTAGATGAATCCACAACAGGTTTCATCGATGTTCCTTTTGGCCCTGTTGAATCAGTTGATGATGTGACCGTTAAAGGTATTTCCGTTTCATTTTCTGTTTATGGATTAGGTGATCCAATGGTGGAAATTGAGCCATTAGGAACAAACATCAGAATCATTTTTGTCACATCAGGAATGAGTGATGGTTTATTGAAACAGGCATTGTTGATGATGGTTTCTACATATTACGACAATCGCACAGATTTCGTGACAGGAATGACCGTGAATGAAGTTCCAAGCGCATCCGCTAAATTATTGGATGGCATCAAATCTGTATTTATCTAATGGCATCAGGCAACACAGCATCTTTATTGAAACAACGCATTCTGATTAAACGGATGGCCAAATCCGATGATGGATATGGTGGCACAACACCGGGTGGATATGTGACCATTGATACCGTATGGTGCAGGGTGCAGGAAACCAAAGGGCCTATTGATGAAAGGATGGGAATTAGATTGAAGTCAACGGAGATTGAAATCACGATTCGTAAGGAAACAGCCGATTTGATCGCCAATGAGGATGTTTTGCAGGTTGAAGGTTATCCGGCTAATTATCGGATCAATTCAGGATTCCAAACGTTTGAGAATTTTTGGGTAAAGATGACAGCCACCAAAATTGAGGGGTAATGATTAAAATAAAGGTTGATTCAAAGCAGATTTTAATGTTGCAAAAGCAAATCCAAGATTTGAAATATTTTGCAGGACAGGAATTGTCTAATGAATTGACCACAACGGCAGCAAAGGCGGTGGCACGGATGAAATCAACAGCACCACACGACACCGGAAATTTGAAAAAAACGATTTATTTTGAAAGACAGAATGAATCAAACGTTGTGATTGCCGCACCTGCACCCTATGCGCCATACGTGGAATTTGGCACAGGTCGTGGTGTAACATTGAAATTTTTGCAGGAAGCCGGATTTCCTGCATCATATGCGGCACAATTTAAAGGCAAAGGAATCAAGAAACAAGCAATGTATGCCCGACCATTTTTTTTCCCTGCAATCCGGACTGAATTGAGATTACTGAATGTACGATTGTACCAAAAATTAAAACAATTGACTAAATAATGTTAGAACCGATTCAATTTATCCGTAAGGCGATCATTACACGTTTGACCAATAATGTGGTGATTGGTGGTGTGACATTTGGTGTTTATAACCGTGTGCCATCATCGGCATCGTTTCCGTACATTTTAGTGTATTCTGTTTCATCAGATGAAACTGATTTCAATCAGACATCGTATATCACTGAAACAATCACCCGTATTGAAGTGGTGACACGTTTTCAATCGGATTCAGGTGGTGAAATTATAGCCAATCAGGCAATCAATAGAATTTTAGAATTAATTAGAACACGATCAAATGGATATTTTGATTTATCTGCGGATGGATTCAATGTATTTACGTGCGTGAAAGAATCATCAACGTATATTGTGGATGATGAAGCCGATCACACGTATTTTCGTGGCATTGTAGAAATAAGCAACAAAATCCAACAAACAGCATAAAATGGAAACAAGGGATGCCATCATCGGTCTTGCATCATCAACAATCACGGCATTAATATCATGGATATTAGGTAAGCGAAAAGAAAATGCGGACATCAGTACAATACAATTAGAAAATTCGCAACGTGTGATTGATATGGTTACCCAAATGAATGAAAAGTTGGAGGCAAAGGTTGATCAATTGAGCAAAAAAGTTGATGAATTAACCGTTGAAATCGAAAGCCTACGTGAAGAAAACCACAATTTGAAGTTGGGAAAACCGGCTAAAAAGAAGGCCGAAAACGAATAATGAAAGATCAAAAGACATTGGATCGGATTCAATTGATGCACCCTAAATTACGTGCTGAGGTTGGAATCATTTACGATGAAATCTGCGGTGCATTAAGAGGCAAAGCATTTTGCAGATTTAGTTACACATTACGTACATCCAAAGAGCAGGATGAATTGTATGCACAAGGCCGAACAAAGCCGGGCGCAAAGGTTACAAATGCAAAAGGTGGTTATTCGTTTCACAATTACGGATTAGCATTGGATATTGTTTTAATTGATGGCGCATCAGCATCATGGGATGTTAAAAAGGATTTTGATGGCGATGGCAAAGCAGATTGGATGGAGGTTGTGGCCATATTCAAAAAGTACGGATGGGAATGGGGTGGTGATTGGAAATTTGTTGATGCGCCACATTTTCAAAAAGCATTTGGCAAAAAGATTTCGGATTTGTTAGCATTAAAGAATGCCAAAAAAGTTGATTCACAGGGGTATGTGATTTTGTAGGATATATTCAACATTAATGGCATAATTCCCCAATAATGCACAATATAATCAACATTATTTGCCCAATTTATAATCTAAAATGAAAAAATACCTAATCATCGCCATCGTACTGTTTGCAAGTTGCAAACCATCAAAGACAATCATCAAAGAATCAACCGTTGTAAAATACGACACAATCCACACATCGGATGTGATTTACAAAACACAGGCGGTTCACGATTCAATCATCATTGAAAATCCGTGCGATTCTGCGGGCATTTTAACGGCCTTTTATTCAAAATTTGTAATACCACAAGGCACAATCACATTGCGTTCAACACGTGGCAGAATTGAGGCCAAAATTGACATTGATTCAATAGAATCTGTGTACAAATCCAAATACCAATTGTCAAAATCGGACAATGTTAGAATTTCGAACAAAGAGGTAATCAAAAATGTTGTTCCTGCGTGGGCCATTATTACCATCTTTTTTGAATCGGTCATCATTATCGGATACGTGTTTTATAAAATGAGGCTGATTATTTTTTAACTTGCAATAAAATAAGCAGGTAGAAAATGGCATCATTAACCGGTCAATTAGTAGCGGAAACATACAAAGCATTGTTGAAAGTCATTGACAATGACATCATAACAGCAAGCGAAAAGCAAATCACCGATGGTTTAGGCGGTGGATCAAACGTTTTCATTGATTCGCAAGGCTTTTTGAGAGCCAACAAATACAAGGTGACTAATGGATTAGCCACACAATTTTTGAAGGCTGATGGATCATTGGACACCAATACATATTTGACATCAATCACAGGTGCGCAGGTCATTACGGCATTAGGATTCACACCTGTTCCAACGACACGGACAATCACAATCAATGGGGAAACACACAATTTAGCTGCGGATAATACGTGGACAATTGGTGGAACTGCTGCAATTTGGGGAAACATCACCGGTACATTAAGCAATCAAACTGATTTGCAGAATGCGTTGAATGCCAAATTTGATGATCCAACCGGTACGATTTCACAATACATTCGTGGAGATGGTTCAATCGCCAATTTCCCGACAATTGCAGGTGGTTTGCCAACAGGAGGAACAGCAGGTCAAATATTATCCAAAATTGATTCAACCGATTACAATGCCCATTGGATTGATAATTACGCAACACAGACCAAAAATGAGGTCAAATTAGGGGCTACATTGGCCAAAGGTGCAGCGGTTTACGTTTCATCAGCCAATGGAACAAATATGATTGTTTCGGCTGCATCAAATACAAGTGAAGCGACATCATCAAAAACGTTTGGTTTGCTTGAAACAGGTGGTGTGACTAATGATCAGGTTAAATGTGTAACATTTGGTTTGATTGCAGGATTGGACACATCAGCAGCATCAGCCGGTGATCCGGTTTGGTTGGGTGTTAATGGTGCATTGATTTTTGGTTTAGCTAACAAACCTGTTGCACCTGCACATATGGTTTACATTGGTGTTGTGACACGTGTACAATCAAATAATGGTGAAATCTTTGTAAACGTTCAAAATGGGTTTGAAATTGAAGAATTGCACGATGTTTTAATCCAATCAAAAGTCAATAATCAGGGATTATTTTACGAATCATCCACAGGATTATGGAAAAATAAGAGCATCGCAACGGTGTTAGGTTATACACCACAGGCGCAGTTGGATGGGACAGGGTTTGTAAAAGCATCAGGCACGACAATATCGTATGACAATTCAACGTATTTGACCACAGCGGATGCAGCAAGCACATATTTGGCATTGACCGGTGGCACGTTATCAGGTAATTTGACAATTTCAAGTGCAAACCCGAAATTGTTATTAACGGATACGGATAATAATCCTGATTATTCGATTCAGAATTACAACGGAACGTTCAAAATATCTGATGAAACAAATTCGGCAGACAGATTTTTCATTTATTCAACAGGGATTGGATATTACAATGGAGATTTCAAAGCCAATAAATTATTTGTTGAGGGTGGATTATCAACGCAATTCATCAAGGGTGATGGCACATTGGATACAAACACCTATTTGACAGCAACATCATTGGATAGTTATTTGGCCAAAGCAGGCGGAACAATGACCGGTGATTTGAATTTTTACACCTTAAAAACAACACGTGTTGGCGGAAACGCATACATTCGTGGTAATTGGGAAGGCACATATTGGGGATTAGGAGCAGCGGCAACAGGCCACACAATTATCATTGATCAGGTTGATTTCAGTACAGGTGCATATGAAAGCATCACAGATGTCAATTTGATGTTGGGTACACGTACCGTTGTTCATTCCGGAAACGTAGCAACCTACGCATTGCCAATTACAGGTGGAACGGTTACCGGATCAATCACAGCGACATCATTTGTTAAATCAGGCGGAACATCAACACAATTCCTGATGGCCGATGGATCGGTGACAACGTTATCAAGTCCGGTGACAGGTTCGGGTTCAGCCGGATACATTCCTAAATGGACAACAGCGGCAAATATAGGATCATCATTAATTTATGATGATGGCACATCCATTGGTATTGCGTACACCACACCAAACAAGGGCGGATATGGCCGAACATTGACAGGTGCATCATTTGGTTCAGCATCATTTGGATTTGAGGCCGTAAGCAATACAACAACAAATGGTGGATTGATTGGTGGTTTGTCATTTATTGTAAACCAAAATGATTCATCACGAATTGTTGGATCGGCAATTCAATCAAATTTGGTTGGAACAACGGCAACAAATTACGGTGCAGATTTAAGATTCTTTGCAAAAGCAGATGGAGGTGTAATTGGCGAGATTGCCCGAATGACATCGGCAGGATTGCGAGTTTATGGCACAATTGTAAAAGACGGCGGAACGTCAAGTCAGTATTTGATGGCTGATGGATCAGTAACAACATTGACAGGAGTTGTAACAGGATCAGGCACATCAGGATATTTACCAAAATGGACATCAGCAAGCGCAGTTGGCAATAGTTTAATTTTCGATAATGGCACATCAATTGGAATAAATACAGTATCACCAAGTGCAACATTATCAATTTTATCAGGTGGTGATCAGTCAGCATTTACTGTTAGATCAAATTATGCAGGTAATTACAATATTTTTGAGGTAGCGCAGGAATCATCAGATGGAATTTTAAAAATGCGTTCTGCAAATGGAACACAAAGGATTCAAATTTCATCCGTTACAGGTGGATCAAGTCATTCATATATTAATAATGGAGGCAGATTAGGAGTTGGAACAAATGCACCCGGAATGAAAGTTGATGCGTTTGGTGGTGCATCATTATCAGGAACATCATTTGGTGTAATAAGAGGCTGCCAAGATCAAACAGATTATAGGGGGGCAGCATTAGGATATGATACAAGTGGACAAATTGGTGTTTTATATTCAGAATCTAATGGATCACCATCAAGTTTGGCATTTTGGACATATAGTGGATCGGCTTGGGGTGAAAGAGTAAGAATGACAGGATCAGGGAATTTGTTAGTAAATACGCAAACCGATTCAGGATATAGATTAGATGTAAATGGAACATCAAGATTTCAAAGTAATATTTTACTAAGTACAGGAGGAAATGGGTATTTTTTCTTTGATAGGCCAAATAATGGATTTGATGCCGTTACTATATATCGAACAAATGCTGCAAATAAATGGATTTTAGGAACAAGGGGAAATTCAAATGATAATTTTCATTTATATTCATATGGAACAAGTAATCAACCATTAGAAATAAATTATTCAACGGGTGCGGCTACATTTTCAAATAGTGTAACATCGGGAACGGAATTTATTTCATTAAATGGATATGGAATAAAATCATATATTGGATCATCGGCAACAGGGGCAAATATTCAATTTACATCAAGTTATTATAGTGGTTGGGATGGAATTTATCAATCATCAGGCAGTACAAATGATTTTGGCATTTGGACAAATGGCGGATCAATTTCACAACAAAAATTTGTAATAAAAAATGGAGGATATGTTGGCATCGGAACTGCATCACCATCAGGCTTATTTCATATTGATCACGGAGATACATATCATCAAGGTATATTACATACATTTATTTCAACATTTGTCACATCAACAAAATTCGGCCGACCAAGTACAGCAAGTAATATTGAATTAAGATATGATATTGCGGGAAGCGAAATTGCATATATAAATCGCAATTATTCATCAGCAGAATTGAGATTTAATAGAGATGTGACAACAGATATGGCAATCAGCGGTAATGGAAAAGTTTCAATTGGAGGTGGGGCAAATTCATTTGATGCACAATTGGTTGTTTCATCAAATTCAACACCTTTTTCAATTAGAGGCGCAACAGGCTATTCAAGACCATTTATGTGGATGTCTTGGGATGTTTCGCCTGATACGGGAACAATTTTTGCAAATGCATTAAAATTTTACACAAATTCAAATGGTTCAACATATGCGCCCGGATCAGTTGCATTGACATTGGCATCAAATCAGGCGGCTACATTTGCATCATCAGTCACAGCCACATCATTTTTTGAATCATCAGATATTCGTCTAAAAACTTTAATTGAAAGCAATCCAATTATTAATGGAATAGAAAAATTAGAGGCCAAATTGTACGAAAAAAATGGCAAAATTGAATTGGGATATTTTGCGCAGGATGCTGAATTAATTATGCCATATGCGGTTTCAAAAAATGATGAGGGATTTTTGAATTTATCATACCGTGAAATTCACACGGCTAAAATTGCAAGATTAGAAAAAGAGGTTGCAGAATTAAAAGAAAAATTAAACGTAGCATAAAATATGTCGTGGGCAGGTATAGCAAGTAATCAGGCGGTTTCGTGGGATAATTTACAGGATGCCGTGAATAATAACGTATTTATAAAAATTGGATTAATACCACCATCAGGTGTTTCAGGTTCAAGAGAGGTGACAAAATTAGGGGCATTGACAACCATTGATTGTCAGGCATCATATTTGTCAGGAAAATCAGATAATCAATTGGTGGTTAAAAGCAATTTAGTACCAACGGCATACACATATTATCAATTGACAGCCTGTGGCGGTGGTGCAGCAGTTTGGACAAAGATTTTACCAACATTAGGAGTTGGGCAACGATATGTTTTGCCCGGAATTACACCATTATTTTATTATTATAATGGAACTAATCAAACAACATTGCCGGCAGGATATAATGGTTCAATTCAAATTGTGGTTGGATCAACGTATTGTCCATAATGAGTATATTTGCATATTAATAATCTAATCAGCACATAAAATGGCAAAAACAGAAAAAACAATCAAAAAGAATTACGCAGAAATCATTGTATTGGCGCAGGTGCTTAAATATTTTGTCGAGGAAGGCAAAACAAAGGCACAAAAGAAATTGGCTAAAATCAGCGAGAAATTAAAGCCATATTTGGAAAAATACGATGAATTAGCAGACGATTTGCGTTTGGATTGTGCATCAATTGATAAAGATGGCAACCTGATTTTAAAAGAAAATGGAGGCTATGTTTACACAAAAGAGAATTTGAAGAAATTAAACGCAGAATCAAAGAAATTGAATTTAACAGAAATTGATTTTGAACTGATTCAAATTGTCAATCCGGAGGGTTTAGATGAATTTACGTGGTTGAAAGATTGGACAAACGGTGTTGATTTCAAAGAAATTGAAATAGAAACAGTAGAAATTTAAGATAATGAAAACAATCGAACCGGTTTCAATTTGGGACAATGGATCAGTAAATGAAGCCAAAATATTGAATGCATATGCCATAAATGTGTCATTGGGCAATTCAGCATCATTTTGGTATGGATTATATTCTGAGGATATAAACAGTCAGGTACAAAATCAAATTGCACAAGGTAATTTGACAATGACAGGCGAGGCATATGCACAATGGACAGTTGATTCATATGCTTGGGATTGGGTTGCTGAGCAATTGAATTTGACCATCACAGGCGATTACATACCACCTGTACCACCTGAACCTGTGCCACCAATAGAAACACCAATTGATCCGGCAATCGAATCACCGGCAGTTTAGATGGCATTAGTAAACGGCACAAACGTTGTTTTGTATGAAGGCGATGTGGCATTAGGACATTCCAAATCCGCAACAATGTCTTTGCAAATGGATATGGCCGAATTTACCAATAAAGATTCACAAGGTTGGAAAGAGGTGTTGGCCGGTAAACGTACAGCATCTTTTTCAGCCGAAGGATTGGTGGATTATTCCGATCAGGTCAATTTCAATGATTTTGCAGAACGGATTATTACACGATCACAGGTACAATGGGTATTCCAAACGGCCGGGATGTTTTACTATGGTTTAGGATACATCAACAATGTGGAACAGGTCAGCCAAATGGAAAACGTTTCAACGTATTCAGTTGATTTCACAATTTCGGGCCGTATTTATACAGATGCACGATTGATATGGAATCAGGTGTTTACCAATTGGGAAAACTTAAATATCCAATGGCAAAATGTATAATTGATTTTGAATATATTTGCATAAAATAAGAGCATAAAAATTAAACAAAAATATGGCAACATCGGGAGTATTTAACGGCACGAACCTATTGATCAAAGTTGAGGGAACGGCCATTGCACACACAACATCATGCACATTGTCTATTTCACAGGACATTGCAGATGCAACAACAAAGGATTCGGGCGGTTGGTCTGAGGGAATCAGCGGTTTACGTTCAGGCGAAATTTCGTTTGATGGTTTAGTGAACTACGCATCGGCTGCAAATGCTGAGGAATTAGTTGATTTCGTTTTAAACCGTACAATCATCACGTGTGTATTTGGAACGGCTGCATCAGGTGATACAGTTTACACGGCTGAGGGTTATATCGCTTCAATCGAGCAATCGGCAGAAATGGAAGCAGCGGTAACATTCAGCGGATCAATCACATTGACAGGCGCAATTGTTAAGTCAACAAACGCATAATTTGTTGAATTAAAATACATCCCCCTGCATCGGTAAAATGGTGCAGGGGTTTAGAGTTTATCACCTAATCAAACACAAATGGAAGTCAATCAAAAAAGAGGGTATTGTCAATTAAATATTGGCGGTAAAATTCGCACCCTGCATTTTTCAATGAATTTTTGGGCGGCCTTTGAACAGGCATCCGGGTACAGCATTTCAGAAATCGACAAAGTTTTTGGGAGTGGTTTATCATTATCATCAATGCGGGCATTGGTTTATTCCGGTTTATTGGCATACGATCAAGAAAACGGAAACGAAATCGATTATACCGTTTATTCGGTTGGCGATTGGATGGAGGATGTTGACCAAAGTGCATTGACATTATTAGTAGAAACATTGATGCAATCCCGAATTTTAGGCAATGACCTGAATGCCGGTGTTCGTAGAAACGTTCAAAAATCCACAAAAAACCCAAAGCCGAAAAACCCCTAACATGGGATTCAATGTTAGACTTTTATATAGGTCAGGCAGGAATACCACCGGACAATTTTTGGCGCAATACTTGGAAAGAAAATGCGTTGTTGGGGGAGTCATGGAGTGTAAACGTGAATTTGCATTGGGAGATGCACAGGTTCACAAGTACAACAATAATAAATTCACAAGCCACGAAACGTTCACAATTAATCACACCTGATAAATTATTCCCATTGCCACAGGATGTGTTTTTGGAGAAAGGGAAACCAAAGTCCACACCGGAACAATTCAAAGCATTTTTGGATCAAATTGAAAAAAGCCAAACCAAATAATGGGTTGGCTTTTTTTTTAACTTTACAGCATGGCAAGTTTACTAGAAGTAATAATCAGCGGTAATTCCAAAGAATTAGAAGCCGCATTATCAAGGGCAGACAAAGAATTAACCAATTTTGGGAAAAAAGCATCCGAAATTGGCAAATCAATGTCAATGTATGTCACAGCGCCGTTGACATTGGCGGGTGGCGCAGCAATTAAATTGGCATCTGATTTTAATGAATCGATGAACAAAGTTGACGTGTCATTCAAAAGTTCAGCGGCTGAGGTTCAGGCATTCGCAAAAACAGCATTGACATCATTTGGTATTGCTGAGGGTACGGCATTGGATATGGCGGCATTGTTTGGTGATATGGCAACCGGTATGGGTGTCAGCACATCGGAGGCTGCAAAATTATCTACATCATTAGTTGGATTGGCCGGCGATTTGGCATCATTCAAAAACATCGGGATTGATCAGGTTCAAACAGCATTGGCCGGAATCTTTACAGGTGAAACCGAATCATTGAAACGATTGGGAATTGTAATGACTGAGGCTAACGTTAAAGCCTACGCATTTTCAACAGGTATCAAAAAATCGTACGATGAAATGTCACAGGCCGAAAAGGTCATGTTGCGATATAATTACGTTTTATCAGTAACTAAAAACGCACACGGTGACTTTGAACGTACAGGCGGAGGCGCAGCCAATCAGATGCGTATGTTTGCCGAATCATTGAAACAGGTTGGGGCGCAATTTGGACAGGTAGTATTGCCATACGTTACCAAAGCATTCAAGGCAATGAACAGCCTAATGGTGGCAATTTCGGAAACATCCACAACGACCAAAACAATCATCATGGTGTTGGGCGGTTTAGTTGCTGCAATCGGGCCGGTATTGATGGCCGTTGGGTTTTTATCACAGAACATGATTACCGGGTTTACGAATGCGACAAAGGCCGTGAAATTCCTTTGGGCTGCGATGTTGGCAAATCCATTGGTTGCAATTACATCATTGGTGGCAGCATTGACAGGTGCGTATTTATTACAGGCCGGTGTATTTAAGAAAATGACCGATGTTCAGGGTGAATTGAACACATTAAAGGATGAATCGGTAAAATCAACAATACGTGAGGAGGCCGAATTACAAAGGTTAGTAAAAATCGCAAAGAATCAGAATGTTGCGATGGATGAGCGTAAAAAAGCAATTACGGCAATCAACGCAATTTCCCCTGATTATTTGAAAGGAATTACATTGGAAACCGTTGGCACAGATAAAGCGCAAAAGTCCATTGATAAATATATCGGATCATTGAGGCAGAAAGCATTGGTGATGGCAGCCAACGCAAAGATTGAACAATTAATGGCCCAAAAATTGTCATTGCAAACAGGTGAAACGGATGCAGGAACAACGGCAGCGGGGGCATTGGCTGATGCGTGGGGTAAATTTGCATCTGCATCGCCATTTTTAGGTGCGCAAAACGCAATGAAATATGGTGCGCAGGAACGTAAAAAAACCACAGATCAAGAATTAAAAAACATCGATGAGTTAATCAAAAAAACGGCCAAATTAGCCAATATCGATTTGAATGCGGTTGAATCGCCAACATCAACAGGTAAAGGAGCAACAGCACCACCAAAAGTTGGAGGGCAACCAGGCGCAGGTGATTCACCAGAAATGAAATTATACAAAGCACGTATAAAATCAGCGGAGGAAACAGAAAAGGCATTATACCAAATTAAGAAAGATGGTGATGCCCAAACATTAGCAGATATGGAAATTTTTTCCAAAAAACTGATGCTGATGACCGGTGAGAAAGGCCGTGAAAACGTTGAATTATTAAAAAAATGGTTCAATTACGATATTACAACAAGTGAATTTTTCACATCATTAAACAAATTGCGTGGGATTACAATTGATATTCCTTCACCAATGGCATTGATGGATAAAAAAATCACAGAATCCACCATTGCGCAAAAAACGCAATTAGATTTGCAGGCAGAACAATATGGCCTGTATATGGAACAAGTGAATTCAATGGCAACAACAGTCAGTGGGGCATTTGGATCATTGGGAAATTCAATTGTTGCATCATTTGGATTGGCGCAAACAGGATTAGAAGGATTTTTGAGTACATTATTGCAGTTCGGTGTTCAATATGCTGCGGAGGCATTAAAAAATGCGTTAATTACAAAGGGGCAGATTGCAGCATCAAAAGCATCAGCAACAGCGGGCGCAATTGATGCCGGTGCAAAGTCAGCACAAGCGGCAGGGCCGGGTGCAATTTTCGCATTATTGCCGTTCATTGCAATGGGTGTGGCTGCGGTTGCATCCGCATTTAGTAGTGTTCCGGCATTTGCTGCGGGTGGTATCGTTTCAGGCCCAACAATGGGTTTGATGGGTGAATATCCGGGCGCAAAATCGAATCCGGAGGTAATCGCACCATTGAGCAAATTGCAGGGAATGTTGGATCAGGGCAACGGAGGCGGAGGCCCAATGACAGGCGAATTTGTGTTAAGAGGTCAGGATTTAGTGGTGGCATTAGCAAGAGCAGAAAAGCAAAGAAATAGAATTGGATAATTATGGCATACGGTGTGAAATATCGTTTGGAATTTGCCGATATAAAAGGCAACAAACGAAAGGTTGAGATTTTCAAAAAAGATTATGCCGGTGCAGTTTTGCCGATGGTTGGATCAGGTGAGCCGGTTGAAATCGAGTGGAAGGCTGAGGAAGATTTGTATGAGCCATTGATTGGATCATTATGCACGTTGAATTTGATGGTAACGGATGACGTTACGTATGACGATTTTTATTTGTACGATGAACGCGAATACAAAGTGGTTGTGTATTTTGAGGCATCGGCCGGATCGTGGGCCACATATTGGTCGGGTTGGGTTGTTAATGACCTTTATTCACAGGCATTGGTTTCAACACCTTATTCCCTTTCAATTACAGCGACAGACAATTTGGGGCAATTGGATGGATTCGACACGTGGATGCCGGCCGTTGGTGTTGATAATGCCACATTATGGCAATTCATGTGGAATGCGTTGGCCAATTTATCGTTGGATTATGACATTTACATCAGCAATGATTTAAGAATCGCAACGGATTCAAATTGGAAAAACGTCTTTGATCAAATCACCATCAAAAAGGTGGGATTTTATCATGACTATTATATCATCAACGATGCAAAAATGACATTGCGGTCGATCCTTATGGGATTCAATTGCAGATTATTCCAATCGTTTGGCCGGTGGTATATTGTCAATTGTTCATCATATGGCGATCAACGAATCATTGAAGGCATACAGGCCGGAACATACAGCGGTGCGGGCATTTTAACAGCCAAACAAGGGTTTTTGAATGGTGGCACGGAAAACATTAAATATTGGATTTATAATGCATCAGGGGTGGCCCAATCAGCGGTCACAACAAATATGCTGAAAGTCGTGCCGACCAATATGCAACCGATCGGCCAAAACTTATTCAGAACACCACGCAGACCGGTCAAAAAATATCAGGAAATCGTTGATATTTCACAACAACAAGTGGATTTGAATTTGAACGCATCGTTTGAATTTGACAATGAGAATTGGGATACAGCATTAGTTACAACACAATTTGTTAATTCACCATTTGCGGGCCGTAGATCGTTGAAATATGTTGGCACAAGTGCATTGGGTGTTTACACGGTCAGATTGGTCAGCACAGGGGCAGCATCGGCCGTGAAGGGCAACCAATATCAGGTTTTATTTTCGGTTAATATAGACAAAGGAGGAAGCGACAACAGATTGCCATGGTTTTTGCGCATTGAATATTCGCCCGGGGTGTACACATATTGGAGTGAAGTGAACAAAACATGGGGAACAACAGGCGGATCAGTTTTGTGGAATGAAACAAAGGTGATTGGTGCAGGTACATTTGAATCGTTTAAATTTACAGCCAAAGAAGCCCCCGAACCGGGAACAATACAGATTGGGTTTTCGTATCCTTACATTGATGCGCCGGGTTCATACACAGGGATGTATTTGGACAATTGTGCGGTCAGAAATATTGACAAAGAACAGAACGTTTACAAAGAGGTGTATTTCATCCGTGAACAAACAGGCACATTTGTGACATCTGATGTGATGGAGCATAAAGATGTGGTGCAGGCTGATTTGGATTCAGTTGTATTTTCGGGCGCATTCACAGACAATAATTCATTCAAACGTGCGCAGGATACGGCCACAAACGGATATTTTTTAGAGCAGATAGTCACGCAACAACGGTTGAATGATTTTAGGCAATATTCGATGCAATACGAAGGTGATTTGTACAATATGGATCAATATTCGGTGATGACAATGGCCCATAAATTATGGATTAAATTTGCAACGTTAACCGAAACAGATTCGGCCATTGTGGATTCAATTAGGGTGCAATTAAAATCAAACCTGTACACGTGCCAATTCCACATCCCGAATAATTACACGGATGTGTCGAGCAATTACAGGATTTCGTATCAGGAATAAATTTTGTTTTTCATAGGTTTAGGGTTGCACATCCGTTCATCTTATGGGTGAATTGGATGTTGATTAGGTTGAATGCAAAATGGTCGTGGAATTATCTACGGCCATTTTTGTTTTATTTGTCGGTTTTACTAATTAGTTAAATGGCTAATTTTGAAAAAAAACTACAAATGGGCCAAAAACACGATCAGATCAAAGATCATTTTTTTTCATCGCCATTAAACATCAAATCATTTTCTGAAAAATATTACGAAACATACGGGTATGTTTCCCCTGAAAATTTTCGGAAAGTAATGCGAAAGCATAATATTTTGATGCGTGAACGCAATAAACACATTACAGAAAACACACCGAGTGGCAAAATTGAATCGTTTAATTTAAGCGAATTGGATGATTTCGGCATTGAGCAGTCAATTGGGAAGGAATACACATCAGCGCGATTGCCGGATAATTTAAAGAAAATCGGCATATTATCCGACATTCACGTGCCGTTCCATTCAGTTGAAGCCGTTGTGTGCGCCATTAAACATTTAAGGGAACAAAACATTGATTGCCTGTATTTGAATGGTGACACATTCGATTTTTACAGCATCAGCCGGCATGAAAAGGAAAAGGATTTGCGTGATTTTCCGAAAGAAATTGAGATGTGCCGTAATTTCCTACAAAAACTGCGTGACATATTCCCAACAATTCCGATCTATTTCAAGGCCGGGAATCATGAAAATAGATACCAAAGGTATTTAAATGAGCAGGCTGAGGAATTTGCGCAATTGCACGAAATGCAATTTGACAAATTTTTCCGATTGGATGTGTTGGATTTCACTTTTGTTCCTGATTGGCAGGGATTTGAGATGGGTGATTTGTTGGTCGGGCATGGCCATGAGCTCCTAGCAGGCGGAATGAATCCATCACAAAGTGTATTTAATAAGACATTTTGCAACACATTAATCGGTCACGTGCATCGCACTACAAATACCATAAAGAAAACAGGTTTTAAGGAATACATCCATACTTATTCAACCGGATGTTTAACGCAATTAAGTCCAAAATATTATCCTTTTGCCCAACACAACCATGGTTTTGCGGTTGTAACAATTGAAAATGGCAAATCAAAAGTTAATAATATAATGATTAAAGACGGAAAAATTGTGTAATATTGCATCGGTAATAAAGATTAATGATTCATACGTTGTTGTAAAAAAAGGGCATTTCTTATAGATTTGCCCTTTTTTATGACCGTTAAATAAATAATTGATATTTTTTTGATTCTTTTTGTTTGAAATTGTTTGAAATACAAAATAAAGGTTGTAGGTTTACATCAACAAACAACAACAAAACATCAAAAAAATGGAAAATCACACAATTACTCAAAAAGCAAATTACATTGTTTCAATGATTAAATCTGTTAATAAATCACTTAAATATGCAGTTGAAACGGCAGCGTGGTATTCAATGACAGAAAAAGAGCAGTCGCAAATTGAAAATCAAATTAAAAAAATTTGGAATAATTAATTAACACCGGGCCACAGTGGATTCTGTGGCAATCTTTAAAACAACAACAATATGTGGAATCTATTAAAAACAATCGACAAAAATGACATTGTAGGATTAGTGATCTGTTTGACAGCCCTTGCAATATGCGTTCAATTAATGTACATCATTGGCAACATTTAATCACTACGGCAATGATCTACAAAATCACATTCAAAGACAGCGCAGGCTATTACACCGTGACAAAGAATTTCGAAAACACGGAGGATTTAGGCAAATACATTGAGAATGAATTGCAGAATCACGGAGGCAAAGAAACAGGAATAGAAGAATTTGAATCAATTCAGGAAATGTTAGAAAAACGATATGAGGGTAAAAATTAATCACGGAGAATTACAACAAAAGGTGGCAGATGATTTGAACAAACGTGGGATTCTGCCACCACGAAAAGACAGATGGGAGGCGCACAATGTGCAGATGGCCATTTCAAGAAAACTAAATTATCCCCTAATGTGGGAGGCAGTACACAGAATTTCAAAACAAATGTATGATGAATCAGGAAAAACAAAGTAACCCATTAGCCGAAATACAGGCAAAATTGAAAGCACCCAAAGGGCAATTCAATTCATTTGGCAAATACCATTACAGATCAGCGGAGGACATTTTGGAGGCCGTGAAAAAAGTTGTGAATCCAATGGGGTTTTCAATTACATTGACCGATAGAGTGCAAGAAATCGGGGGGCGCATTTACGTGGAGGCAATGGCAACATTATTCAATGGCGAATTGGAATACAGCGCAACAGGATATGCACGTGAAGAAGAAACCAAAAAGGGAATGGATGGATCACAGATTACAGGGGCGGCATCAAGTTACGCACGGAAATACGCTTTAAATGGATTATTTGCGATTGATGACACAAAGGATTCAGATGCAACAAATGATCACGGAAAATCGCAGGAATCGAAGCCACAGGCCAAGGGATCAATCCCTGCGCCATCGCAATTTGACAAAGAATTTGCAATATTGATCAATGATGTAAAAAAGGCGGATCATTTAGACAAATTAAAAGCCATTTGGGAGAATTTGACAAATGATGCAAGATTCAACAAAGAAATTCAGCAATTATTTAACCACCGAAAAGCAAAATTATCAACCAAATAAATAAACAACCTATGAAAAACGAATTGATGACCATTGATGGTCAAATCCTCGAATTAAGCAAAAAAGAAATTACGCAGTTGGCCGAAAACTTTATGGCGAACGGTGATTCAATCAACACCGTGAAATTGGCGGCACAGTTGGCCAAATTTCAATTATTATCAGCCGAAATGGATAAGTTGTTGAAAGAACATTTATTTGTTGATCTGCGCCAAAATAAGGACAGCAAATTATCTGCATACGGTGTGGATTTTTCAGAAATGGAGGCAGGAATAAAATTTGACTATTCAGAAACAGAATCGTGGTGCAAATTACAGTTTGAAATCGATCGCCTAAAAGACAAACAAAAATACGTTGAGGCATTCTGCAAGGCATTGAAAGGAAAGGTTTCTATATTGGATGAGGAAACAGGTGAATTGGCTGATTTTTACCCACCATCGAAATCATCGACCACCACAATCAAAAAAGTAATTAAATAATGGAAAATCAAAAATTAAATTGGAATACAATTAAACCATTAAATAATGGTACTTACATCTGTGATTTAGGCGCAGAAGGTGTTTGTTATGGATGGTTTGATGGTAATGATTGGTTTAAACTTTGGGGTAGTAATTATTCAGCATCAGATAAAATTTTAATATATGGATGGATTAAAATTCCGGAGTATGTAGAAACAGAAATAAATCAAATTAATAAGCAATAAACAATCAATCTAAATAAAAAATTATGGCACGTTTAGTAAGCATTAAAATTGACCTTTCAAAAATCGACAAATCACGCATCTTTGAAAGCCAAAAAACAGGGGCAAAGTATTTGGACATCACAGGTGTATTGACAGACACACCGGATCAATACGAAAACAATGGATTCGTAAAGCAGAACACCACAAAGGAGGAACGTGAGGCGGGTGTCAAATTGCCAATCGTTGGAAATTTTAAGTTGTTGAAAATCTTAAATGATCCGGGCGCACCTGTATCGGCACAGCCAATCCAACGTGAAGTGAATCCAATTGATAACAGCGAATTGCCTTTTTGATCATGAGAAAAATTGTTGATAGCTACACAACTAGACACGGAGAATTGAAGGCAATTTATTCCGTTGCAACGGCAAATTTGAAGCACAGGGACATTGAAATTGGTGCGGTGTATGAATTGGAATACCGGTTGGGAAATCAGGTTTTATTTTTGAAATCTGAATTGGATCACGTAACGGATGGAAACCGTACATTATTTTTCAAACATCCTGATCCAGAACGCAGATTGATTGGAATTCCGATTATGTCCATCATTAGATATGTAAAAAAATGAGCATAGAAACGATAATAGATTTGGTATTTTATTGGGCAATTGCACAAATGTTTTTTACGATATTAGGTGCATTAATCAATATGTATAATGAAAACAAAAACAAGTAAAAAAAACGAATTGGGATATACGTTCAATCAGGTTTGGTCGCATATCGCAAAGGAATTACAAAGTAATTACAAAAAATTGGGATTAATTCAACCTAAACAACATAATTATGGTAACGTTTCAGCAATATCATCAGGCCAATCCGCATCTTTATGAGTTGTACAAGGCCATCGCAATGCAGTTGATTCAACAGAATCGCAGGGTTATTGGATCGGCCCACATATTTCAAAAGATGAGATATGAATATCAGTTCAAAACAGATGACAGTCCATTCAAAATCGATAACAATTTTGCGCCAATGTATGCACGCAAATTTGTTTTAGAGCATCCACAATTTGGGCATTTGTTTAAATTTAAACCTTTAAAAGGTAGTTTATTAATGTCATAATATTATATTTGTGATGTAATCAGCGGAAAGGGTAGGAGTTTTCCGGTGATTAATTGGGTTTAAGAACCACAAAGCCTGTTTGCACTCCTACGCATTCAGGCTTTATTTTTTTAAAATCAAATGGAAAATAGTTTAGTAGAGATTGGGATGAAAGTAATCCCACATTCAAAGAGTTATGCACAGGATTTACACAATTCACAGCATTGGCAAATTGCGCAACAAAAGGAACAAAATTTCCTTTATGTCAATTTTATCCATCCATCAAAAACACATAAAAGAGTATTTGTTTGCGGCGCAACAAATGATCCGGGTTTAGGATCGGTTGGCGATTTCTTTTTATCAGATGATTTTGATCCTTATTTTGAGCAATAATGGAGAAAGAAGCATTTTATTTTCCGCATTTCTGTAATGCGAGGCACGACCGTAAAATCCGCAGGTTGCGCAGGGAATTAGGAGTTGAAGGATACGGCATTTATTTTATGCTATTGGAAACATTACGTGAACAACAGGATTTGATGTACCCAATGGATGATTTGGATTTGTTATCAGATGAATTTGGTGTATCTGAGGCAAAGATCAGAACAACGATTTGCAATTACGAACTGTTTGAAGTTGATGTGGATCGTAAATTCTTTTCACCTAAAATGTTGGTGTATTTAGAGCCATATTTCCGAATGAAGGAACAACGCAAATTGGCCGGCAAAGCATCAGCAGAAAAACGAATTTCAACGACCGTTCAACGACCGTTCAACAAAGGAAAGGAAAGTAAAGTAAATGAAATAAAAGAAAATGAAAGTAAAGTAAATGAAATAGTGTTTAGTGACCTATTGTCACCACACATTCAAACACTTGGAACTGAATTTGAAAATTTCAAATCTTATTGGACAGAAAAAAACGCAAAAGGCAAAGAAAGGTGGCAATCCGAAAAATTCTTTGATATTAGCAGGCGAATCAGTACGTGGATGGCAAATAAGAATAAATTTAACAACAACAACAATGGAAATTCAACCGGTGAAAAACTTGGAACAAGTGCCGCAAGACTTGAAGCACTACGAAATTGGTAAGGGAACAGCCAATTTGATCATTAGAGCGCAAAGCAAAGGAAACATCCGTACACGGCCCGAAAATGATTTGAAACAGGTATTGCGTATGGCAATGCTTATGGTTGGCCTACGTGGTGCAAATATGCCAACAGATGAAGAAAAATTTGTATTGCTTGCATTTATCAAATCCAATTATGGAAACCAAACACCGGAAGAAATAGCCATTGCATTTGAAATGGCAGTTGCAGGCAAATTGAATACTGATTGCAAATGTTATGAGAATTTTTCGTGTGAATACTTTGGCCGGATTATGAACGCATACATTGAATATGCAAGGCAGGAAACAAAATTGGTGAAACGGCCTGAAATTGAAGTTGTGAAACCTGTTCCAACAGATGATGAATTGAAGTTGTTGGCCATTGCCAATGTTAATTCATACGTAAAGCGGATAAAATTATCAGAAAAGAATGGGCAAAAATTCGAATGGACAGCCGGTGGACTTTCGCACCTGTATGATTATTTAGTCAAATATGGCATATGGATTTGCCCTGATTGGATACGTGATGAAATAAAAGCAAGATTGAGGCCAAAATTTACTGATGATAAATTGTACAATGCAGAATGCAAAGGGGAGGCATACAAATTGTTTTGCCACCAATTAGCCGAAATGGATTTAAAATTGAATGAAAACGGAGAAATAATTTAAACCTATGAAAGCAACAGAAACAGAATTTGGCACATTGGTGCTAAAAGGATTAGAAAAAAAAGGAATTAGCAGGCACGAATTGGCCGATGAATTGAACACAACGCATTCATCCGTGTGCAATTGGATTTCAGGCAAAATGTGTCCGAATTTGATAACAGCATTAAGAGTGTGCAAAATGCTTGATATTGATGCAAATAAAATTTTAGGATAATGAAAAAAGATATTTACAGGATTGTTGAGGTTAAAAAATCGACATTGACAAAAAATACAGGTGGCATTGTTGGGTTTATACCTGAAATTGAGTGGGAAACACTCTACAAAATTGAAATGTTGGTTTCTCATTTTTATGGTTTTTACAAATATTGGAAATATTGTTCAATAGGCAGATCAATTGAACATTGTGAACGTATTATTGAATTTTACAAAACTGAGGATACAGAAACCGTTATTAAAGAAACCTAAACCAATAACCGACATATGAAAAAGAATTTGATTCTAACAGCAGTTTTTCTTACGATTGGATCAATTGTATGTATTGCAATTAATCAGGTCAGAAAACGAAAGGATGGTGGCAAAAAACAAGTAATTGCCAAACGTTCGGAAGTCAGTCAGGCATTTATGATGGAAACATTCGAACCGATTGATGATTTTGAAATGATTTATTTTGATGAAACACGTGGATTGGTTCAAATTAAAACGAAACGATAATGGCAAATCAAACAGCAATGCAAGAAATGTATTTTGATTTAATTCAAAAACATATTGTTTACACTAATGCAAAAATGTATAACGAGGCAAATTCATTGATTTCATCTATTGAATTGGCGGAACATTTAATTTATAAAGAGAAACAGCAGATAATTAATGCTGCATATAATGGAGCAGATTACGAACATTCATCTTTTGATAATGCAGAACAATATTACAATGAAACCTATTCAAAATGAGAAACGAACACGAACACAGATTGCAGACGGTATTGGCCAAATATTTGGATTTGAACAATTACACGTTTTTTGCCATTCCAAACGGTGGATGGAGAAACAAAGCAGTTGCAGCCAAATTAAAGGCTGAGGGTGTGAAAGCCGGTGTGGCTGATCTGTTGATCCTTTTGCCAAATTCAACGTTTCACGGACTATTTGTAGAGGTTAAAATCAAAGGCAATTCACAGCAACCAAACCAAAAGGTATTCGAACAGAAAGCAAGGGATTGTGGATACGAATACATCATTGTGCGGTCATTAGATGAATTAATTGAAAAGCTAAAATACTATGAATCGCAAAGATTTATTGAACAGGATAAAATTATGGCCGCATACCGATCTGGATATGTGGATGGAAAACTTGAAAATCAAATGACAATACGATGAAAATAACAAAATTAAGAATAGATACCTATTTTGAAATTATACCTGCAATTACAATTTATTTATATCCGTATTCAAAAAAATATGCAATCAGTTTTGCGTGGCTTAAATACGGATTTCACATATGTTTTTAATATTATGACACCATACGAAAACGCAAAAGATTTAATTTCAATTTATCAAAAACTTTATAATGATTTTGATTTGGTGAAAGCAAAAGCCGTGGTTGAGGTAAAAGAAATTATGGAAAATGAATTACTTTCTAATGAAGAATTGAAATATTGGAAAAATGTAGAAAGTGAAATTTATGCAACACCTGATCCCTTTATTATAAGCGAAGCAAAAGCAGATCAATTTAATATTTAAACCTATGACAAACAGAGAAAAGGCCATCGAATGGGCCAATGAAAAAATTGCCGATCCTAATTTCAGCGATCAGCCCATCCGGGTAAATGCGTGGGAATTGATCCACAATCCAAAATTATTTCTGGAAACCTGCGTGGCCAGATTAATTCACGGATCAGAAATGGAAAAACGTGTGGTTTACAATAGAGTTCGAAATCTTAAAATGTTTTTCAATGGATCTGCACGATGAAGATATATTTGTCCACGGTGACATCAAATGTTCCGGTGGAATCACACGTGATGAGGCAATCGAAATTTTGCAGGACATTCAAGAAATTATGATATTCCATAAAATTGTTAGGATTGATCTGTGTATTGATCCGTACAAATTCCCCAAAGACTTATTAAATTTTGATACCTATGAAAGCAAGTAAAGACAAAATCAGACTATTGACATTTTTTGCCCTGTGCCAGAATATGTTGGATTTCATTGATGGATCGTGGCACGGTCATCCGGCTAACAAACAGGCCGTGAAAATGGTGACAAAACAAATGATCAGGGAATTGGAAAAATCAATGGCCATATTGTTTCCGCAGAATAGAAACGATGATCCGGAATTGCCTGATGCATTGGATACATTCCAAAATGCCTGCACAGCAATGGAGTCATTTTTTATGCTTGGAATGGAAATGGATGTGATGGATCAAACAAAAAAAGATTCATTGAATACACAGATCAATATTCTGTTGAAATCGCATGGGATTGATTGTTGGGAAAAACCAATGTCAAACCTATGGAAAGATTAATTAAATTTACAGCGCAGTTGGGTGATGAATAACTGTCGGATCAAAAGCACATATTTACCTAATCAATAAAAAATGGAGAATAAAGAATCACAGGTTGATTTAATTAATCAGCCCCCACACTACAAATCAGCCGGTGGCATCGAATCCATTGAGGTGATTGAATCATTCGAATTGAATTTCAATTTGGGCAATGCTATCAAATACATCCTGCGTTGTAATAAGAAGGGCAACAAGAAACAAGATTTAGGGAAGGCGATGTGGTATATCAAACGAGAATTAGACAAATTTCAGGGATGATAGATGATAATTTAGTCACATTGGCTTGGTGGGTTGGTGCAATTGAAATTTCATACATTTGTGTGATGACATATATCATTTTGAACAAAAAAGATGGCAGATAAAAATAAAATATCGTTTGATTTTGATGATACATTATCAACGGCAAAAGGTCAAGAGATGGCCAAAAGATTCATTGATGAAGGTAAAACCGTGTACATCATAACAGCAAGGCAACGTAGAATGTCAGCCGGTGTTTATGAGGTTGCTGATGAATTGGGAATACCACATACACGAATCTATTTCACCAATGGAGCGGATAAATGGGAAACCATTAAGCGATTAGGCATTGGCATTCATTACGATAATAATAAAGAGCAAATAGACAAAATAAACCAAAACACAGATTGCGAAGGCCGTTTGTTTACAGCATAAACATTTTTGTTTATCAAAATCAGCAAAATATTAACGATAAAAATATGAGAACAGAACAAATTGCACAGGTTTGCCATGAAATAAACAAAGCATATTGTGAGGCATTAGGTGATTATTCGCAACCAAATTGGGATGATGCGCCACAATGGCAAAAAGATTCAGCAATAATGGGTGTTGAATTTCATTTTGAAAACCCAAATGCAGGGGCAGATTCAAGTCATAATAGTTGGATGAAACAAAAGATTGATGATGGTTGGGTTTATGGTGACATTAAAGATGCGGTGGCCAAAACACACCCTTGCATTGTTCCTTTTGAAAATTTACCATCGTCACAACAGGCAAAGGATTATTTATTTAAACAGGTTGTTCATTCATTGAAGGCATTATGATTGAGGAAATAAACATCAAATTGATAATTCCACATCCGAATAATCCTCGATTGATTAAGGATGAGAAATTCAGGAAATTGGTGAAGTCCATTAAGGAGTTCCCTGAGATGCTACAATTGCGCCCAATCATCGTTGATGATAATTGCGTGGTGTTGGGTGGTAATATGAGATTACGTGCCTGTATTGAAGCAGGATTGAAACGTGTGCCAATCATTAAGGCATCAGCATTGACAGCCGAACAACAGAAACGATTCATCATCACAGACAATGTGGGATTTGGTGAATGGGATTGGGATTTATTGGCAAACGATTGGGAGATGGTTGATTTGGAGGATTGGGGATTGGATTTGCCAATTTATAAGGAATTAGGAGAGGAATTGCCTGTGGACAATGATAATGAGCCAAAGGATAAATTTGTCATTGAGGTGTCATTTGAGAGCGAAGAACAAAGACAAATGGCATACAAACATTTCATTGAAAATGGACTAAATTGCTTTTGCAAAAAATAAATTATGGCAGTACCAAAGAGTGTGACAAAACTGAATAAAAAACGTATGTTGGAGGCCCTCGAAAAGTCTTTGGGGATTGTCACATCCGCTGCAAAGATTGCCGACATAAACCGTTCAATGCATTACGATTGGATGCGTGATGATCCGGAATACAAAAAGGCCGTTGATGAATTATCCGATATGACGTTGGATTTTGCTGAATCGCAGTTGCACAAGCAAATCAAAGATGGAAACACAACGGCCACCATTTTTTATTTAAAGACCAAAGGCAAACAACGTGGATATGTTGAGCGCACTGAGGTTGTACACGAAACAGGCATTGAATCAGCCGTAATACAATGGACACCGGCCCAAAAAGAAAACGAATAGAGCAGAAATGCAACGTTCAGTTTTTCCAAACGTTAAACAGCACCAAAAGAATCAAGGTTCATCAGGGCGGTACACGTTCAGGGAAAACGTATGCCCTGTGCCAATATCTAATCTACAAATTGACATCATCGCCAAAACCATTGGTGATTTCGATTGTGCGTAAAACATTGCCGGCCCTGAAAGGATCGGTGATGCGTGATTTTCTTGAAATCTTGGATACGTTGGGCATTCTTTATGTGGGCCAACACAACAAATCTGAAAACACGTACACGTTTGGCAATCATGTTGTGGAATTTCTTTCAGTTGATGAGCCACAAAAAATCAGGGGTAGGAAACGAAATATTTGCTATTGCAACGAGGTCAATGAATTGGATCACGAGGATTTCCGGCAGTTGCTGATGCGTACAACGGATGAAATGATTTGCGATTTTAATCCATCCGATCCGGTGCATTGGATTTATGATGAGGTCATCACACGTGATGATTGTGATACGTGGATCACAACCTACAAAGACAATCAGTTTTTACCGGCTGAATTGGTGAATGAGATTGAACGGTTAAAAGCCAAAGATCCGGATTATTGGAGGGTGTACGGTGAGGGAAAACGTGCCGTGTTTAGTGATCGACAAATATTCCCTAATTGGCAATTCATTCCAAAGGGGGAATTTCCTGAATTTGATGATGTGTTTTATGGCCTCGATTTTGGATTCAGTCACGATCCAACGGCCATTGTACAGTTGGCAAAGGTTGGTGACAAATTGTACATTCACGAAATTATGTACAAAAAGGGAATGACAAACCGGGACATTGCCGATTTCCTAAAAGAAAAGAAAATCAATGAACACATAATTTATTGTGAATCAGCCGAACCGAAATCAATTGAGGAATTAAGGCAGATGGATATTTTGGCCGTTCCTGCAATAAAAGGGGAAGGATCAATAAAAGCCGGGATTAGTTTATTAAAGGAACACGAGGTGATATGTTCATCCGAATCCCATAATTTGCACAATGAATTTCAGTTTTATTTTTGGGAGCAATTAAAGGATGGAACGATTATAAATAAGCCAATAGACAAACACAATCACCTGATGGATGCGATTCGATATGGGGTTTATACCAAATACAAAAATCGTTCTGATTTTTTTGTGGTTTAATTATGTATTTTTGAGAAAAAAAAGCGATACAAATGGCATCAATCATTGATACATTCAAACAATCCATTGCCAAAGCATTATCAAGTGGCACAAATGAGGCGTACAATAAACTGATTTATACGTGGCTAGGCACTAACATCATAATGAATGAGGATAATGATACCACATACATTCGTGATGGTTATCAACGAAATGCCACCATTTATTCAATCATTAACCTGATTGTTAAGGCAGCGACCACAATCCCTGTATCTGTTTACCGTGTCACAAACGAAGGCACAGCAAAGCAATACAAGGCGATGACATCAGGTGTGATGGATGGCCCGGCAATCTACAAAGCCAATATTTTACGCAAAAGAGCATTTGAGGAAATAAAGGATTCGGATTTAGAGGCATTATTAATGCGACCAAACCCGGAACAATCGTTTTCTGCATGGTTGGGTGAAATTGTTGCATTCGGTAAATTAACAGGAAACCGTTACATCTACGGCATCGGGCCGGATTCAGGGCCAAATGCAGGTAAATTTACTGAGTTGTACAATTTACCTTCACAATTGGTTGAAATCGTTTCGGGTGGTGTGATGCAACCGGTGGCAGGATACAAAATACAATACAATTCAATGATTGAGGTTGCGCCCGAATTGGTGTGCCACATTAA